AATAGTTAATAGTTGATCCATCCTCGCTAGTAAGCAACAATCGTTGGCCACCAATGAATATGTCTAACTCACTAGCAGAGGCTGGGGTTTGTGATAGTGCGAAAATTACAGTACTACCATCACCTGTAAAGGTATTAGTGTGTACTGTGTCCGCATAAGGTATAGTTTGACTTCCGCTGGCATCTACCACTAGTGTGCCATCGCTATGGTCCTTAATTCCTGTTCCAAGGGTTCCACGTCTCAGTTGTCCCAACGTGTTTCCAGTCTTGGTAAAATATTCTATTCTTTCTTTGTCTAAGAAAACTACACCCGGCATATTGTTAGATGCATCGGGTTCTGGTAATAAATTTCCGTCTTTCACTTGTAGTGTCTTGATTGTATCTGTCAAATCATCGACTAATTCTGTTGTTGCGTTCTTGCTAATACGTTTATAGAAAGTCCTGTTCAGCATGTCTTTGAATATCCTGAATCCCGTACCTCCTATTGCTGTATCTAGTGCAAAATACATAACATCTAATCTATCTGTGGATAATATTGTCCTGTTTAGGATTGTAATGACATTACCACTTAGGGTGAAATCATATCCTTGTGTTAATTGCACACCCTTGAACCAAACATATGCGTATGTGGCATTCAATGGCTCAAATCTCAAATGGAATATGTTGTTAGTTTTTCCTTGGAGAACTTCTCTTCTCTGTTTCATTCCAAGTGCGTTATTAAATGTTGTGACAGAAAGTACATCACTTGCAGACAAAGTTTGTCCGTCTGCTATCAACTGTGTGGTGTTTAATATAATATCTGTGCCCTCATTGAAGTATTGATAATCTGTCAATGTTGTTATGGCAATTAAATCTGTGGACGCTGGTGCTGTTACGAAAACAATTCTGTCAGGTGCTCCTGATTGATCCGTAGTATTTGTTGCCGAGTCTGCTGTCGTTGTAGATACATCTGTCGTAAACACACCATTTCCAAGATCTATGGTGTAGTCAGTGTTTATAGTTTTCAACACTCCATTTATGTGTATCTTGATTTGCGAGGCACTGGTTATACTCTTGAGAGGATCTATAGTTGAATCTTCTCCAAGCGGTCTATCAAGTGGTGATCCTTCTTCATCAGCAGTCATTGTATGTGTGTCCGCACTCTCTGTGCCTGAGTCAGCCGTGTACGCAACATAACCCGCAGTTCCAGGACCTTGTGTTACATTGAAACCGTAATTTACAGTAGTGCCATCACCTAGATAATAACTTACATCCGGGCCTCTTAGGACCTTACCGTTTGCCTCTATCATAGTGAGTGCTGAGAACGGTCCTATTGATCCTGGTGGATAAGTCAAAGTATATCTGTTAGTGCTTCCATCATATGTGATTGCCTGATTCCTGATGCTTGCGAAACTTCTAGTGGAAGTGGCGGATTTGTTGAACCCTGCGATTTGCACAAATGCATTCGCCGCCGGGGCTGAACTAAACGTCAACGTTACAGTGTTCGCAGTTGTTGAACTGCTGTAAGCCGTTGTCGGCACACCATCTATAGTTACATAAATGTCAGACACAGTGGAATCTAAATTGAACTCACCCCTAGTCGAAGTTGTAAATGCAACTGTACTTCCATCTCCTGTGTATTGATCTAGAACTCTATAATTTTCTCCACTTATTGCAAACACTTTTGTTGACACAATAGAATACTCTGCAGGTGCTGTGTTAAATGTAATTGTTTTGTTACCAACATCTACTGTGTAGTCTGTCGTCAATTTTTTAACAACGCCATCCACCGCAACAGTGACCGAACCAAGTGTTCCTGGATAGTCCCCAATGCTGAAAGTTGCTGTTGAACCTTCAACTCTGTGATTCTTTTCTGAGATAAACGGAACTCCTGATTCTGGAGATGTGTAAACTTTTATGTCTAGCGTATCAAACATTTGACCCGGGATAGTTTCTTCCGGTGCGTAACTGGTATCAGGAGATATGAAATCGTCACCTTCTAGAACAATGTCACTCGGTGCCTGTCCTAGTGCTGATGCAAATAATCCTCCCTGCACTATTGAGTCCAATGTCCTATCATCTGTTGGAGTTAACACTCCGTCATCATCAAAAGGAATAAATTCAACCAATGCATTTTCTGGCGGTACACTACTTAAAGTAAACGCAGTGGTAGTACCGTCTCCCCTAAATATTTCTGTACGTTTTTTCCTCGTGCTATCGTCTGATGACACATATACTTGGAATACATCACTCACAGGCGGAGCTGGCGTAATTGTAAAAGTAGCTGTAGATCCATCTGCTCTGAACGCCTGTATCCTAGAATCTCCATAATTATCAAATGGGAAATCATACCAACCTGCTTTGTCCCAACCGGCTTCTTGCGAGAATAATAATCCTGTGACCATTGTTCCGCCGTAGTCAACACCTGTCATAACTTGCGACAGTTCGTTGCCTGGCATTCCCGAGCCTGGGGTATAGAACCCTTTGGTTCTGTCCGCGGCAGTCAATCCTGTTTCATCACCGTAAACTTTGTACACGTTGCTGATATTATCATCAAATTTTGTAGTCGACGTAAAGGCACTTGTTGTTTTATAAAGTTGGTTCTTGTATCTTAATAAATCGTTATAAGCGTAAATGGTCGACGCTGTCCAATCAACCACTCTCGATGTGCTAGATACCCTATCAAATTTAATTGTTGTGTTAAAATCTCTTACAAGATCATTTGATAAGTTTGCATATGCTCTTGCTGTGTCTGTTGGGGTCGCTCCGTCATCTGCACCACCAGTCAATACTACCATTGGTGTTGCCTGGTAATTTGCACCAATTCCTGTGACTGTGATCTTTGTTACTGTACCACCAACCACTGTGGCTGTGGCAGTAGCCGCTGTTGTAGAAGGCGTTGTGTACATTTTAAATGCACCTGAGATTGTTGCCTGTGCTGTGATACTTGTACTTGGACCATAAAACGTAGGTGCGTAACCGTCAAACCTGTAGCTGTTTGTTGAACCTGTTCCACCATTCTGTTGTGCGTCATATAGTTTTGCCTGTGTTTCACTGCTGAACAACGGATAGAAATAACCATAAGTTCCTGATGTGGCACCACTAGTGCTTGTTGCTAATATTTGGAATGGTCCTGTTGAACCGGCTGTACCACCTACTATTGTTACTGTCGGAACTTGGGTGTATCCAGAACCACCATCAACCACTGTTATAGACGAAACATATTTCTTATGGTAATCATTCCACATTTGCCAAGGATATTCAGTCAGTTTGGCTGTATCGCTGTCAACATTCAATGGTCTAATCTTGCCTGTCGTGGCATCATAGAATGTTGGACTGTCAAAGTCTGTGAATATTCCATCCTGTGTATCTGCTCCTGTATGTCCTAACCTGTATTCTCTTAATTTTGTGTGGAAAGGTTTCACTTCGTTTATGTAACTTTCAATCCAACTGTCTGTGCCTGTCGTGTATGTTTTTCTTTGATCTAGTTGTCTTACTGAGTTTGTTGCATTGATAAATGATGTTTTAAACATCCAATCCACGTATGTCTGTTCCGAAAGCACTTTGCTTAATCCTATGAAGAATAGTGTGTTGTATTCTATAGCAAGAGCATTGACAAATAGGTCGTCTCTCAACGCTGTAAGAACTTTCCTCGTCTCAGTCTCTGGTTCTTGGTCAAAACTATTATCATCGAATGTGTCCTCACCACCGAATCCTGTTGCATCTTGTGAATAATCATAAAGTTTAGTTGATAGTCTTATTGTTCCATTTTCCGTACCAACATTTGTGTACCCCTTAGATGTATTCATAAACAATTTCCAACCACCAGTATCAGCGTTTGTGACTTTTACATGTTTTCCAATTGCAAGGTCAAGCGAGTCAAGTTCGTATTCGTATGTCACTTGTTTGTCTATAGGAGTATTTTCATTATGGATCATCTCATGTATTTCTAGATCTGTTCCATACCAGTCCACGTAATTCCAGTATTTAGAAGTGTCGTATGTCTGTAATTTTGTTCTGGAAAATTCTGTGCCATCCCATGTGTATATTGCCCAAAGTCCATTGGCAGTTTCGTCTGCTTTTACTAAAAACTTTACTGTTCCTGATAAATCTCTTGTGTCTAAATAAGTCAACTCGGCGTATGTGTCTATACTAGTGTCCCATTCTAAACTTTGTGCAGTTGGTTCTGGATCCTTTGCATCTAAATTTGTAAGGTTAATTGTTCCACTCAATTGATATTTCTTTAAAACAGTGTTTGAATAATCTATAAGTTCTTTAAGTGCCGCGTATCTGTCAACATACCAGCTCTGTCTTGGTCTCGTGCTGTTTCCGTATTTCTCATTAACTGGGAGGTCTAGATCCGGAACAATGTCTCCAGCACTATTCTTACCTATTAACGAATCCCACCAACGTGATTCTATTTGTGTGCCTGGTCTGTAATTCTTATCTCCCTCTCTGGCTAGCTTCCAAACGGAATGTGAATCACCATCAAAAGTATTAGTCCTGATGTCAACATTTAACACTATGTTGTCATTCACAAGATTGCTAACATTGTTCAACAAAAATTTATTTGTGTCTGTAACAGAGTAATATTTGTAATTGAATGCCCTAGGATTCTCTATTAGATTTGCCACGAATGCTGTAGAATTCTTTCTGTGCAGGCTAACATGTCTTCCGTCATTAGTTCTGTTAATAGGTACAGTGGTTTTATTTTTTACCCAATAGTAATAATAGTTTACTAATGAATTAAGTCTTGAATTATATCTCTGTATCACTGTGTACTTCGAATCATCACCATTGATTGCTTCACCGGATATTCTTTCCGACACTCCTTGCTGTGTGTTAGCACGAGAATTCCATTGACTAGGCAACAACGTTGACTCTGTCCATTCACATATGTCTATGCTTGAGCCTGGGAAAATTTTGCCCCAGTTATTAGTTTTGTACTCTTGTGTGCTTTGTTCATACCATATCCATTTAACTTTTGACAGATCCCACCAAACTTCTCCTAAATGCTCAGCCGCCCACGGAGTCTTAACGTTTGTGTCTGTCCCAAAGTTGTAACTTGCAGGATCCCATGTGGTTTTAATATCTATCTCCCTGTCAGCAAGTCCTAGTATCCTTCCCTTGATAGGATCATAAAGCTCGTAGTAATCTCTTATTTGTTTGCTCTGATTGTCAAATTCAAAAACCTGTCCTAATTTATCTATATCAATCAGTGCATCTTCAGTTGCAAGATTTTTCCAGGCATAATCACCCTTCACATTTAGATCATAACAGTTGACCGTTCCGTCATTGGCTATTTTAGAACTTCCATCGCTGGTGTCTGTGTTACCATCATCCTTAGGAGCTCCTACTAGCACAGTGTTGTCTATAATGCACACCCCTTTTCCAAAATCATCATTTTCCGATACGCTGTCTGCAACCAGGCTGTCATCTATAACAAATTTAGTGTTGTACATAGTTGCCGTGAATGCCCCACCTGATCCTGTGTTCATGTCGATGACAGAAGTGTCCTGTAAGTCAAATGTCGTCTCTCCAGAGTCAAATTTTATCTCTTTACGATTTGCAAAATTTTCAGCACCTATCACAAGCCTTGTACCTGCTTGGTTTATATCACAAGTTTTTCCAAATTTCATGTTAACTTGAACTTCAGGAGCCTTAATTGTTTGCTGTAATGTATACGTGTTTGTTGAACCGTCGGCATTCCATTTATAGTAATAGACTCCTCCACCATCTATTTGCCCTGTGCTTTCATCGTCTACTCCTGGTGAGCCTATAATCAGCACAGTACCATCTTTACTCATTGTCATAGATTCTCCAAAAGCCGTATTCAGAGAAGAGCCGTCAGCTGAAACACCTGTAAGGGTCTGTGCCAATGCAAAAGAATTCTGTGTGCTACCATCATTTGACTGTGAAGTCTTGACGAATATCTCAACTTTCCCTGCGTTTCCTGGTGCTAATGAACTTACTGCCAATATGTCGCCATTGTCGTTTGCGGACAATCTATGCCCGAAACGTTGCCCCGATCCGCCATCTGGTGCGTCAATCGTGTAGTCCTGCGTCCATCTGTCGTATGTAGAACCGTCCGCTCCCACGCCCCAAGTATACATGTAGACCCTACCTGTGTCGCTGTCGTGCCCTGGAGCAGAAACAAACATGTATTTCTGAGATGTGTTCCTATCCGAACTTGCTGTTGGTTCTGAAATTTTGTGTGCCCATCCAAAATTCAAATCCTCGTTTGAACTTGAGCCGTCAGTCGGTGGACGTAGTGTAGTCAATGTGTTGTATTTGAACGTTGATGGATCCCAAAGGAATATTTTTATAAGTCCTGCGTTCAGTTGCCTTGTACTGCCATCGGAATCAAACGAGTTGGTGTATGGGCCACCTGCAACAACAAAATTCTCATCTGTGCTCATAGATAATGATTCACCTAATCTTCCTGTTGTGTCATTGCCGGCTGTTGTGGTTACAGCGGATTCTGTCTGCAACAGTGTGCCTGCTTCGGAGCTTGTTCTAAATAGGAAATCTATTGTTCCTTGTCCTTTGCCAGGTGCTGAAACAATTACTGATCTCCCGTCGTTCCGTGCTACAATTCTATGACCGAATTCTTGGTCTACAGTTTCATTGTCTGGTGCTAATACCAATTTTGATGTGTATGGATCCTGTTTCTCATAAACATGCCAAAGTCCCGAACTATCAGTGTCCGCAAATACCTTGTCTCCTTCTTTTCCAACGGCTGTTATCTCGTCTTTGTAATCAGAGAAATTAATTAAATCATTTACATTATCCATTGAGTCTAATCTTACTGATATAAATTTGTAAACCATACCGAAGCTGTCCGCAGTTGACCCGTCTTCCAACGATGGAATAAATCCTGTATTGCCTGTGTAATCTATTATAACAGTTTTATGGTCTGGTACGCTGTTTACTAGGTAAACTCCGTTAAGTGTTGTTTCCTCACTATTAGATATTCCAAAGTAATCAGCAAGTTTTGTTGGTGTTGCCGCAGTAAGTCCATGAGAACCTGTAAATGTAATCTCTAACTGTGTAACAGCGTTCAAAGTTTTAAGTGAGGCTATTTTGAAATTACCTGACGTCAATCTAAAAACGTCCCAATCTTTGTTGCTCTTGTTTGCTACCCATACTAAATCATTTGCTGTAATGGCATTCATATCTAGGTTTGTGATATCGGTTATGTCAAACGCTGTGTGTTGCACCTGATTCAACTGTGGATATCCTGCTGTTTGATAAATCTGTACTGTATCTCTGTCTACTCCTGCTTTTGAGTAGTCTACTCTACTAAATGTAGTTGAGGCAGTATAATCTATTGGCTGGTGATATAAATCCGTTTTGGCTATGTATTTGGATCTTGAGTATTCGACTGAATCATTTGACGTGTCAAATATTTCCATGCTTTGTGGATCTGCTGTGATCTCATTATCTCTGAGAGTTATCTGTATGTTCTCTATGGAGTCAGTGTTTCCAAAATTTCCTGTCCTGATCATCCATTCTGGATACAGATCCAATGTGATGTCCTCTCCTTCATACTTGGCTTTCAAAAGTTTGTCTACGGCGTTCTGTGTTCCTTTCTCTCTAGTGTAACCTTGAAAGAATTTGTATTGTGAAACATCGTTTACAAAAAGATTTTCTAGATAATCTCTTGATTGGTAACCTATAAGTCTCTGTGCCAATTGTTGTTGTGACTCGTCAAAGTTGTTGGATTCTAATTCATAGAAATCATTGAACTGTGATATTTTGTAATCGAAATTTGGGATCAATTGTGGTGCTGGTTTCTCTTGCTTTAAAATCCAATTTGCACTTTCAAATTTTGCAGTCGAATTATGATTTATCTTGGCTACGTAAAACCTTCCTTGGTACTCGATCGAGTCTCCTATGCTGTAATCTGTGTTGGCTATCCAATAAGTGACCTGAGCGGCGTCAAAAACAAATCCTGGTGCGTAGTAATCTCCATTCCACCCGGCTGTCTTCCAACCAACAAGTTTCAACCTCTGCTGTCTGAATCCTGTGTACGGATCAAATATGATGTCTGAGAAAACTGTGCTGTTATCGAATAGTAAAATGTGTTCTTTCTGCACAGTGTTTAGAGCCACGCTGTAAAGACCTGTGTCCTGTGATTTAATTGCCATCTCGAATGTCTTGCCTATCCTTTTAGTAGATATATTTCTTATGTCTATCTTCCTACCACCTGCATCAAGCAATGAATAATCTCCCGCAATATTTCTTAATTTACCAACAACGGAATCAGCTGTATCTAATTCAAACCCATCAGCGGCCGGTGATACCGTTACTGCAGAGCCTGGTGCCCATTCCTGCGTGGTCCAAAACAAAAATTCTCTCACTGCATTTGCCCAATTCAATGTTTCCTTCAGTTCATTTGAATACTTGTTAAATTTGAAACCTTGGTCTTCCAACCAATGACCGTAACCAAAGAGAAAGTCTGCTACATCCTGTATTGTTGAGAATACATAGCCATAAGGTATGGTCTGTGTTGTTTCTTGATAGTTGTTGTATCGTTTTACCTCCACTGCTCCTGTCACTTTTACTGCTTTATGCGTGGTAGTCTTTACAGGATAGTTAAATCTAAAATACGGTTTTGTTGTTGAATAACCTAAAACTTTGTAACCACCTAATAAAGACGAGCCATCAGCACCAATGTCTGTATTTTTCTCTACCAATACGCCCGAGTAAGAGAAACTTTCTACAGGGTTTGATGTACGGAACAATATCTTGTAGTTCTCATCAGGTATAAATTTTGAACCTGATGTTGATCCTGGAGATACAGAATCTGTCAACACTTTCAAATTTTCTTTATCTGTAAATCCTCCCAGCTTGTATGCCATCTGCACTGTTAAATTCTTCATCTTGTTGTAATAGAATGTTGTAATGTCCAAATTTCTAGAAATCAAATAGTTCACCACAAAATTTTGGTAACCTGCTGTCTGGTATCTCGTTGTTACTCCTGTGTTATTGTCAATCACGGTTTCAAGGTGATACTTAGATGTGGCAAGTGTCTTCCTAACACCTGTGTCTACATCAATCTGATTTCCAGCTGTGTTTGTTGTCAGCCTAGAAATATCAAAGAAGTTAGAGAAAAACCTAGCAGGTTTGGTTAGTGCCAGTGTCTTTATCACAGTGAATGGATAAGCACTAGATCTACGCCATGCCGTTTCGGCAGGTGCTTGGTCTCCAAACTTCCACGAGAACTGTCTACCCGGTATGTTGTAATCACCGATGAGTCCTGACGCAAGTGGATCTAACAGATTTCCCGAGGCATCGACCGGAAGATAAGTTTTAATTTCTGGCTTTCCATACCTGCCTGTTGCTGTCGCTATTGCTGTCCATAAAACATCATTGGCAGACGTATATGGTGCTGGGCCATAAAGTGTCTCCCAGTCCGTTGGCTTCTCTGAATGCCCTAACATCTCCCATGGTCTCACATGCGGAGCATCTGTGTCATAAAAGTATTTGTATATGCCTCTCCAGTATCCCGGTAGCTTTTCACTTGGTGTTATCCTATTAGTTGAAAAAGCATAATTGTATGTAAATGGAGATCCTTCAACAAACTGCTTGTTATTAATGTATTGCACATTGTTTCTGCCTGCCCATGTGTAGAAGTCTGTGCCCATTATATCGTTGACTTCTAACAGGGTGTATTCAGTTGATGTAAACGCTGTTGGTTTTACATCATGTATACCTAACAATGTGCTGTCATAGGCAACCTTACAGTTGTTGTAAATTCTTTTCTCAAGTTCTAAAATTAAATCGTCTCTTTCATCTCCGTAGGCTTTGATAAATGATCCATCGTGCCTTCTGATCATTGTTGTGGTTGTGATGTATGTGTCGTCTGTAAAAAGTTCAGGTTTGTATTTTGGATACATTCCAAGTTTGGTAGGTGTAGTAGGCATGTAACTGCCAGTAGTATCAGGATAGTCTTTTATGACAACCTTGTCACCCTCGGCAAGTGTTGCTGATATTGTAATACTGTCATCTGTCGTGCTAAAAGTGTAATCTGTATCAACTAACAACTGCACATCATTTAGATACACATAAACCGCCCTGTTACTTGTCTTGTTTATGTTGTGCTGTGAGTCTAGTGCATAGTCTGTCTGAGAAGATCCTAGCACTGTGTATGATCTCGTACTCACGTTCTCTCCCCATCCTATCATGTCTTCGTAGTAGAATGGGAAACTAGAGTTTCTACCCTGTATAAATGATGTAATAATTTCATCAACTCTGTCGGTGGCAACTCCCTCGTATGCTGTACTTGTTGCGTGAGTAAGAAATGAATTATACCATTTTTCATATTCCTGACTGTTGTACTCGATGGCAGTAATCACATTAGATTCCTGATCTATCAGTCCAAACATCGCCGGCAATAACGGTCCTTCGTGTTGGTGTATGCTACCTCCCTTGAGCCTTGTGTCTGGCTTGTCTCTTAAATTGGATGAGCCTAGGACTGATCCTGTTAAATCTTGATTTTTATCAAATATATCAGCAAGGTGTTTTAAAATTTGTCCATACGTAAATGTACCTAACTGCTGGTTCAAACTGTTAGTAGATAAGTTTTCAGGTACTTCATAGATACCTTTGGTCTCTAATTTGTCAGCACTGCTATAACCAGCAATACGCACTTGATCATCAACTGATAACTCCTTAACAAATTTTACGTACTTGTTCGTGGCACCATCGACTAGAGTGTAATCTGTTGTCACTGTCTTCCTTATACCGTTTACTGAAATTGCAATTTCTAAGTCTGTAAGTGCAACAGAATTTTTGTAGAAGTCAATCGGGAACAACTGTTTCTCAGTGTCATTTGCTTTTATTGTTCGTATAACCCTCTGTTTGCTTTCTGTTGTCCTTTTGACCCAAGCACTCTTAGAGTTATGTGTGTCTCTGCTTGTCGTGTAGTGTAGATGACCTTCTGCAAATTTTTTAGTAATTGTTTTTGTTCCAGACTTGTATGTAAATGTACCGTTGGTGTGATCTGATTCAAAAACTATGTCACCAACGTTGTTTATTGTATTGTATTTTACTTTGATCCCTAGTACAGTGTCTGTCGTTGCTGTGTCCGAAGTTGCAAATTCGAAAACCTTGGCTCCTGTGAATGTTGAATTTGGGTACGTTGTTGTGTTATCAAAAGATATGTGGTTATCATCAAACATACCAAATAATGGCTGTTGGTTAACTCCTGTTTTCTGTTGTGATTCTACCCAAGCAGTCGTGGCACTATCGAAGTAAAAAGTCTTTCCTTGGTTCACTGTACCAAATTCAACAAATATACTGTCCTTGTTTACTGGAGTTCCGTCGACTTCCTCGGTCAATGAAATAACCTGTGAACTATCTCCTGCGTTTGCAAAACTTACATTGTATATCCTGTTTTTAACTATGGGGTCTGTGTCGGCGGCAAATATTATTCTCATTCCTTCGGTAAGTGCGATACCATCGACTATGTAACCAGTCTGTAGAACAACATCACTGAAAGCATCAGTCGTTACTGTATCAAACAGTGTAACAGACTTCTTGGCCACTGCTCCGTGATTGTATAATGCAAGTCCAGAATCAAATTCTATTATAGGTCTCTTTGCCCTGTCGTCCTCATTAAGAGTCGGTGTGAAACCTCCTACCCTAGCAGTTTCATCTATGACAGATTTATGGAACCATCTGTTATACCTGGACCATGCATTTTGATCAATAGAATCTCTTTTTATTGTGATGTAATCTCTAGTCTCTGGTGTAAAGTATGATTTTGCGTAAGGTCTTGTGTCATAACCTTTTGAATCAAAAAGTATTGTACTTTCAGTGGCATAACTGGCTGGTGTAATCAAGTCGTCAACATCGGTCAAGGTTATGGAGTCTCCAACCCCCTCCACGTAATATTCCTTATCTTGATATTCTGTAGCAACTAAACTATTAGTGAATTTCACTTTCATTCCATTGGAAAGATCTAATGTTCTTATGCTGTAATTTTTTGTTCCTATTATCTCGTCCTCAGGATTTATTTTTGCCGTGGTAGTGACATCTCTGATTTGTAATATACCGTACATGGCATTATGGTTACCACACTGATAATACAAAGTGTCCGGTGTGCCTGTTGTAGGTACAGTAAACGTTACAGTGCCCTTGTCAGCACCGTTGTTTGTCACTCCTGTGGAATATAAAGTAGACGTGGAACCGTCTTCTGACAACATGCTCTTGTATGGTTCTGTCATGATCCAGAAAGGATGTCCTTCAGCGTTTACATTAAATTTGTAGGTGTTTCCTCTATAAAGTTTTACTATAGGATTTCTTTCATTTTCTCTGTGAAGAAAACTATATGCCCTTGCCGAACTCCCGTCGTCTTTGGAAAGTTCAACTTTGTATTCTGCAACAACTGATGGTCCTACTGCATCTATCTCCAGAGACGTTGGACCTTCTGGTATCCAATAGTATTCTCTATAATTGATTAACTTGTCGTAATCAATTGCTGGATTCCAGGAGTACACTGTTTCCTTGTTCAGCCTGTCATGATTGTCTACCTTTCCTCCAAAGTATTTGATTTGGTTAATATAATCATCATAGGTTCCTGTAAACTTAACCTGGTCTTCTGGATTTACCGAAGTGGTGTCTCTGTCTGTGTACGTAACAGCAGGTTCCAACTGGTATGCCATCCTGTCCCTGTTAGTGGCGTTAATATATCTATCCGTTGCTAATCTAGTGTAGGCATCTTGCCTTCCTATGAAACCATCCAATCTCTCTAGGTTACCTTTCTGCACCAAGGGATCCAGTGTGCTTGACAGAAATCTTTGGTTCGTGTCTGTTCTGTAGAATGCAGGTAGGTGTTGTACAGTCCTTCTGTATTCGTTGTTGCCTTGTTTGACAACTTCGTTATTGGTTAATGCGTTTGTTGGATTATCAGCCATTAGTATCCTGATCCACTACTGCCGGAACTTGAACTCGATCCCGAACCTGTTGTAGTAGAGCCTGACACTGCTGATCCTGTTGTGGTGTTTGTCGTGGCAGTTGATGTTGATGTAACCACTGTACCGGATGATGCCAATTGATTGGCTCCCAGTGCAGTTATGATTGAAACATCATCAACGGTGGCCCCACTGATAAAAATCTCGTCTGCCGCTGAATTTATCTGGAACAGAGACCCAAATGTCTGCCCTGATTGATTTGGCACAATCACTGCTGTCAGTAAATCTGGAGCAAGTTGATTATGCACGTAAGCGGCTAATTCTGTAAAGTAAAAAGTATCTCCAAAATCCCAGTTGCTCAATGCAAAAAATTCATTTATAGCGGCGATCACTCTTGTTTTAATGACTGCATCTGTGACATTGGTTTTTGTATTCTTGACAACTTTAAATGTTGCCTGTAGTAGTTCTTCTGCGTTTGATCCAAAAAGTATCTTGTATTTTACAGGATGATATACAATCTGATCTGATAAAGATTTTAAAGGATTAAGTGTTCCAGAGTAATTAATTCTTAACTGATCCGCTGTTGACTCAGCAGGTTTTTCTCCACCGTCCTGTAACCATATTCTAAATAGGTTATCGTATGTTCTCTCTAAAAGATATATGTCAACTATGTTGGAAACACTAGGGTCAATCCTAGTCTCTTGCCCTGCGTGATGTTTGTATTGGAAACTGATCGAGCCTCTACCTCTCCTTGCTTGGTAGTCTGTTGTTGTTGACAAAGTATTTGTTGTTGCACTATATTTTTTTATAACGTTCTCATCAGCATGATAAAAATAAAACAACTGTTCGTCGGTGTATATTGATGCATTTAAACTGATAGATGATTCTTTTTCACTTACAACAAAGTTGGTTGTAGCATATGGTCTGAATCTCTCAACAGTATCGTATGATATGTACTTCTCAAAGAAAATAAATTTAGTGCTTTCCGACAGTGTTGGTTCAACTACTATATCAAAAATGTCTGGATTGTCTACTACTCCGTCGTCATCATCGTCATAGAATCCAACTTTTACTTTTCTGTTGTCTTGAAATCCATCTGACTCTGTCACTGTGTCCACAACCTGCCACGTTACAGGATAACCTATGCTGTTGCCTGTTGACACAATTGAGTTTGTTTTTAAAATTTTTACAGTGTCCTTGACCGTTTTTCCTGTTTTGTAATCGTAAATTTTTTCTTCAACATCATAATGAAACTTATTCTGTGACTCCGATTCAAAGAAATAATCTAGTTTTCTGTATTGCACTGTGTATGTGTTTCCATCATTAGTAAATTTGAACCACCAGCTGGCATCAGTGTTAGTTCCTGCTGTGCTACCAGCGTTGTTTAGATCAAACACTGCACTCGAACTAAGATTTGTACTTGTGATCACTTTCCATGTCTCTGAATCTATATCAAATCGTAAGCCGAAGTCCTCGTATGCTTCGATTCTGTCAATTATATCTGCTTCCAGTGTTGTTGATAGAGATGTTGTAAAGGCAGGTATCACTGCACTGACTACTGCTCCGTTTGGCACTATGTTGTTTAGTGTGACTGGACCTTCCCCTGACTCTAAATTTCCTACTCCGCTGTTTGATCCATCTCCAGAAACTGCTCCTATTTTTACCCAAACTCTATCTTCGGCATTGTCGGTGGCAGATGCCACTAATTTACCGTTTAGAAATTTCCTAGTGTCCGGTGATGTAAATTTAATTAACGCACCTGTCTTTGCATACTTAAAATTTGAAGTTGCATTGTCTCCTACGGATAGTGCACCGCCGGCAGTGAAATAACCTGTGTTGGTATTTGTTGATGTCGACGTCGAATTCCATGTTGCAGTAAGTGTGCTTAAATCCTTTGTGCCATATTTCAAGTAATAGAACTGTCTTGCATATGCTTCTTTTAATTTTGCTTCTACAGACGTGTCTACGGTTGACTGTATGTCACTTCTGTTGTTGTAGTTAAAAGTGAACTGTTGTGTGCTTTCTTCTCTGTACAACATTCCGTCTTCTGCAAAAACACTTACATTTGAGTATGCACCTGTTGGATCTAATATTTCTTTAGCTCTAGATATACCAGACGCAGTCCTGTTTACTGATCTAACTTTAACAATTTCTTGTGATGCTGACAGAGGCACAACCTGGTAATCCTCTGCTGTGATCATTCTGTTCTGTGAGTAGTACACTTGTGGTGCCTTCTCTTTGATGGAAGCATTTGTTTCTGTTGCCGCGGCGTTGTAGACGCTGGCTTTAAGACTCATCGTGATAGTCAATGTTTGCTGTGCACCGTTAAGATCTGTGTATGGTACCACCAAATTTAATCCTTGCATGTCAGATGGCTGTATTGCATACTTGGCATTGTCGCTTATCCTATGATAAGTTCTAAACGATCCCAGCGGTAGATTAGAAAAGTTACCATCACCAAAGACAAGGTCTATAGTATCTTCTGCTCTTGTTACAATGTTGTAGGTGTTTCTTTCTGATTTTGCTAATGAGTTGTAAATTGCGTTGTTCCCTGACAGAGAAGGAATTTTTGTCCATTCTTCAGATAACTGTCCAAACTGATCTAACCTGTACAACCAAACATCCGAATCATTGATGTTTGTAACATTTAAACTTTTTATGTAATTTGTTATGGCTGTGTCTACACGAAAATTTTGCTGTTGCATAACTCCTTGCTTGAAAAGAAAGAAGAACCCTGTATTGTTTGAACTGTCTCCTGAACCATCTGCTCTGTATGTGTAGGTTAGTCCTGTTCCCGGTACCGGTGATGACTCATATATCGTTTCTGAATTTTCTACTGTGCTTGGTACTATTTCGAATGTCCTGTTAGTGCCGCCTACTGATCTATTAAAGGTGAATACTGGTATGTCTAGTTGATTGGAGCTCAGTGTGTAAACCTCTGTGGTGATGCCACCTATCTGTGCTGACTCCCTAGGTTTTCCAAAAAGTTGTCCTGTCTGGTTTGCCGCGTTTAAGATTGCCGTAAACTGTTCTCTGTAATTAGAATTTGCTGAATCATTCCATATAATTGTGCTGTTTGCAAGGTTGGTTCCCGAAGAATCGTTAACATCCTGTGTCGTAGAAAGTGAATCTATTTTAAGTAATCCTGTAGCTGGTTTGTTTCTTTTCGCATTGTAGTTGATTAGTCTTGCTAATCGTAAAACTGAGTTTCTTCTCTCCGCTGTTTCTAGGAAATTTTCCCTAGCATTCAAGTCTACCCTGAATGAAAGTGCCTGGGCCACATAAGCAATCAAATCTATCAGTGCGACATATTCTGAACTTTCCACAAAGTCATTGAAATCGTCTGGGTAGTTCTCACGGAGATACGCCACCATTGTTCTTCTAAGTGTTTCAAAGTCATAACTTTTGAAATCGGCCTGTTGGAACGCTTGGTAGATCTTTCTCCAATCTTCCGCTACAAGTAATCTGTTTTGTCTATCTGTTGTGGCCATAGTGTGTACAACGATATTTATGTGTTAGGAAATGTGCGTATATTAAGATAGACGCAACAACGAGTTTTCGTCGAAGTTGAATCTCAGTTTCTCCGTGATGTTCAAGGGAACATACGTTATAGTGGCCTGTATTGCTATGCCTTTGTCGGCTTCAGTTACCAATATTTCTCCTGTGGCAATACGTGGGTCTGCATTGAGATTTGCTGTGATGTCGTCTAGAATGGCTTCTTTTACTGCTTCTGTAAATGGTTCGAACAGGGCATCGTATATTATAGTACCAAATTCTGGATTCTCAACCCTTTCGCCCTTACGTATGCTTAACCTGTTTAATAAGTCCTGTTTGGCACATTCGAAGTCGTACAACTTAAAGTTCTGGTTGTCCGCACGCGAACTAAAACCCTTGAATGTCACTGACTTGTTGTTCAGTGTTGCTGATGCGTCATCGTATGCCATTAGTTTAATCTCCTAAATTCAACATCCACTTTGCTGTAATCAACTATGTAGTAGCCCGTGTCTGTCATTTCTCTTGCCCATGGAACCTCCTGTGCCATCACGCCCTCGTATGTTCCATCGGTATGTTTGTATTTAAACGAATATATGTTGATGCCCGAGGGTGACTTGCCAATTAGTTGTATGTCCTCCTTGAGTCTGACGTCACTGAACCCTGCGAAGAAACTTGTGACACTAGATATGGCTTTGGTGGCGTATGAGCCAACTGATGTCATCAAAGTGGTGAACTGCGATGGCTCATACCGACCTGGGCCACCTCCCTGCCCTGATTTGAAGAATCCCGAGGCCCTCTTGGCTATGCTAGATATCTGTGACACATTTGTTATATTACCTGCCATTACATTCTTGTACACGTTTGTGACCGTGCTTATGTCGTTTGCCACTGAGCTAATGTTATCAATTTTAAGATTTCCTGTTATGCCCTGTACATTTTTCAGCACGTCATTTAGGCTGGTGCCATATACGTTTCCACTTGTCCCAAATTCATCTAAAACGTTTTCTGCTTTACTGCCGCCAAGTGAGAACAACTCTCCCACACTGTTGACGAACACGTTGTCCTTGAACAGCTCTATAGAATTCCCACTGGATAAGTTTTCTATCACTTGGTTGGTCAGCTGTGTTGCTAGGTTGTTCTTAACATCTTTGACCGTGTCGCTTAGGTTGAAGTTCTTCAACTTGTTGGAGATGCTCTCTACCTCGTCCCACGCCCCGTTGGCCTGGTTTATCACGTTAAAAGTTTTGTCATAAGTTTCCCCAACTTCTGCCAATATCTCCCTGGCCTTTGCACTATCGGTTGACGTTCCCATTTGTTCCTTTAGGATTCTTTCCCAATCAGCCTGGGCCTGTCCAAGCCTGATGTTTTCATTTTTATTAATTCTGTTTTGTTGTTCCATGTACTCCACTGTTCCTGGTGTCGTGGAAAGTCTGTACCACTGCTTGGTGTCCAGCTGGTCATCCGTTTTATCAAAACTCGGTAGCTGTCCTTCTGATGTGAATGCTTTGAATCTTGGCATTGGTTCGTGTGTGACGAACCTGTGTACTGTGGTCTTTGTATTTTTGGTAAATGATTGCAGTGGTTCTATACCTTTCTTTGCCAATTCCACATCTCCCTCTTCTCGTGGCGTCATTCCCATCTTGTCCGTGGTCATCCATCCCGGTCCCCAGGTCGAACTTGCACTTGCTGAGTTCATGTGTACCTGTGAACCTGCAAGGTGTATCTGTCCACCCGCCCCGTGTAATTGTGTGCCTGGAGTGAACGATGACAAACCATCCCTGGCAAAATCTCTAATCGATCCTCCATGTGAGGCATTGAATATTCCTTTTTGTCCCATATTGAACATGGCATCCGCCGATTGTATCATGTCTGTCTCTGCCGACATCCTTATGGAGCCCGCGGCGTGCATGTTGATGTTGGCATCACTGTGTAGGTTGAAGTCACCCTGTGTCCTCATGTGTATCCCACCCACTCCTGAGAACAAGTCTATCTTGCCGTCCTTGTTCATCTCTATCCATGCGTTACCTGAACCATTGGCTATGTACACTACACCTTCTGTGTCATGCATCAACAACTGGTGACCTGAAGCTGTACGCAACCTGGTCAATTGGTTTGTTCCATCTGCGGCTCCGTCATCCATTGTGAATGTGTGTCCTGGTGTGCGTACCACATAATCTGTTGCTGTTGAGTCTTTGGGTCCTACCTGTCTCTTTGTTGTTCCTGTGTCTTTCCGACCCGGGGTGCTTATTCCAAACACCTTACTAGGAGATTCTCTACGTGCTGAGCTTGATGTGTTACCACGCACATCATCTGCACCTAGTCCCTGTTTAACCAATATGTCCGCAAAGGGGTGTATGGGTTTTTCCAAGGCATCGTAGTTGTTGCCTAAATTAGTATTTTGTATAGATGTCCTGTTCAACTCTCCTGCAGGCACGTTGGTAGAACCATATGTCGATATCTTGTCAACACCTGCATTGTTCATTTCGTTTGGATTGTTTGTGTCTAGTCCTGAGGTCTGGTCAAAGGTTTTTTCACTTGATGCAATTCCTGGCATCATGTGATTTGTGAATGGGTCTTGTATACATCCTATCCAGAATGCTTGGTTCATTTTACCTTCTGCAAATATTACCAGGACCTTGGTTTCAAGATCAGGTGGTACTGCCCAGAATCCATACGAGTGTTGACTGCCTTCGTATTCTCTTGATGATGGGACGTTGTATTTGACCCCCTTTGCTCCATAGAACGGAGAAAGGTATTCGCATGTTATCAGTTGATCTGATGTTCCGTTTTCGGTCTGTGCCAGTGACGGAATAAGGACAGCTAACCTACCCATCCTCGTGGGATCTGAGTTCTCCTTGACTGTTCCTATGTACGGTCCTGGATTCGTAAGTGCCCAACTTTTATCTTTGCCTGGTGCCTTGGCAGTTGATGCGTCACCTTTCAAATAGTTGTGTAAACTCATTAGGCTCCTATTCCTTTAATTTTTTTGACTACGTTGTTGTAAAAGTCTGTAGTCTTTCCTATTATGTTAGTTACTTTCGATATATCTCCACCCTCTGATTCTAGGTATGCGGCCAGTTGTTCTTTTTTACTGAAAATCTGTGTTTCCTTATTGGAGTAATGTGTGGCAGTGTATTTCTCCACTGGGTTAGATATGTAAACGCCTTGGTTGTTGAATCTTGTACACTCTAGCACATTAATGTATTTCCCATCGACAAAATTATGTTCCATGGTTATGACCCTGTACAGTCCAGAGAACATGGCCTGCTCTGTGACTCCCATCTCATACACACCTTTTTTGGTATCCACGTCCGGTGGCATCTTGAAGTTCAACATTATGATGGGCTCCGCTAGGTCCGAGTTGTAACATCTAAGTTTAGAATTCCATATGGCGTCGATGTTGTTCCGCCAGTATCCTATCTGTCGATCCTGGTGTATGCCTTCTTTTGTCTCTTCGGGTGTTGGTGGTATGTACTGAGACTGTCCCAGCCACGCCGGGTCACCCAGTACTTCTAATCTGATGTTGACCATGTCCGCCTTTGGGTGTGTCAGCTCGTCAATGAACTGGTCTACCTTGGTGAACTGTGGTCCTGTGGGTCCTGTCTTTTCGTTGGTGGCTATTGTTACCTCAGACTTGTGTAGAAACGCACTGTCATTCACATAGGCGTCATCTGGCAGATCTGGCACTGGGGCCGAACCGACTCGGTTTACTTCTACATAATTTTGTCTGTCGTTAGATGCGTCCACATCTTTCAGTCTGCTCTGGAAGTAGGAGTACTTGTAGTCTATGTTGCAATCAAGCACATCCACGTTTTCTCCTGTGAACATGTAGTTGTATGTCTTGTACACGAAGCTCTTGAAATTCTGTCCTGTGCTGGCACCTGGTATGGCTAATGAGTATGCGTGTACCTTGTAGGGCGACACAATGAAATGTATAAGTTTTTGATGTGTCTGTCTCTTGTTGTCCCATGCCGCCTGTGGGATCACGGACACTTGAATACGGAAGTAAGGAAAGTACATGTCTGGGTTTTCTTTCTCACCTGCCGTACGATTGTACACCCCCGCCGCTCCTGATTCCGTTTGCTCTGCTGTCAGTATCGAACCAACTTTAGATTTCCATTTTTCAAAATTTATGTCGGTAAGGTCTGGGTGTGCTTTCATTATGTCTTCCAGTACCTTGGATATTGCATTACCGCTGTTGATCTTCATGAAGTCTACAGTGTTTTCTAGTTCTCTCCCTGCCACAACGTCAATCTCCTTTTTCATTCCGGCCGACTCTATGCTCTTGGAGTCCACCGTGACCTTGTCTGCATTAAAATCTTGATGTATGGTTATCTTGTACTTGTCCGGAAACGATACCCCGGCTTGTTTTTTCTCTGTTTCGTTTTGTTGATTCAGCAGTTGTGTTAGTGCCGAGAATATTGTGTTCATTTTCCTATTCTTAGGTTTAAGTGTTCCAGAGGTCCTAACGTAGTTGAACCTGTTCATCAGGCCGAACTCGTTGTATGGCACTGCCTTTACAGAGTACTCTGTGCCACCCTCATTCACGGACATCTGTATGTTGGTGAGCTTAATCGGTATCACTCTCTTCATGGTCTTTGTGTCTTTTTGATTGACCTCCGTGCCATCTGCCTTGAATCCCTTAAACTCAACAGTTAACAAATATGGCTGGTCAATATGATCGAAAGATCCGTTGTTGAACGCGGCCGCCTTCAATCTCTCGAACAGTGTGATGCCGGCCGGCTCGATGATGGTCATTGTTATCAAGTTGACCGAGGTCAGTCTTCTCTGCTCGTTTGGTCCATTTACTGCTTTTAGCTCTACCGATCTAAAATACAGATCCCTGTCCTTCTTGAATGTCCTAGCCGACTTGGATATCGTCGCACCTGCCCTGGAGTTCAATGTTTTTTTGTACTCGGGATCTCGGTAACGCTCTCGGGCATTGGTGGCACCTTCCTGGTGGCTGTCAAAGTTGCCGTCTGCTATGCCGGAACTACGCATGATTATGTCATGCGGTGGTCCATCAAAAAATTTTGTATTCTCTAGGTCATCCTTGTTAAGCGTGGACAGTGTGAACAGTGCCGTGTACGATGCGAACTGGTGCAGTTGGTTTGGATCAGACACGTCATACACAAAAGTCGGGGCCTTGATTGTTTTCTTTTTGTAATTTCCAGCTGTCGATTCGTTACCTGCTGGACCGTTTCCAGTTGTGCTGGTTACCTTAAGGTTAGGATCTGTAGAAATTATTGCCATGGATTATATCCCCAGGTCTTTAAGCAGAACGTCCTTTTTGGGCAACTGTATGGTCACGCCCGGTTTGAAATCGTATATAGGATCTTCGATTGCATCTGGGTTACGCTGTGCGAACACCCACCACAACCTGGGAGTACCGTACAAGTCATACGCCAGTAGGTCTGGTCTGTACGCATAGGTTCGTTCTATCGTGTAGCTCTGATCATCCTGTTCGGCCGTCAGTGTCCTTGGATTCATTATGTCCAAGTGGTCTCCTGTCTCGCCTGTCTCCGAGTATGGTGATGTGTTTGAGTAGTTTGCCATTAGATAAATCCTACCTCGTTGTCACCGCCATTAAGTTCACCACGTACAAATTTCTTCATTGAAAAATTCTTTACGTCATCCCTAGAGTAGATTGGTGTTATCAGCACTGAAATGTTTGACAGTGTTGGTGCCCATGATTGAGATTCACCTCCAGAATCAAATCCTGCATCCGGTCCATTCATATCCACTCCCACAGGTAAGTCGGTATTGCTTGATCCGTACACATCTGATTGCTTGGTAGATATGTAGTCTATTCCTGGTCTCAACTCAACGTTGAATGAATTCAACACAACCGGTACCTTGTGGAACATGTGATCACCATAACCATACAAGTGAAGTATGGGTGGTGGATTTCCTTTGAGTCCGTCTAGTCCTTCATTCGAACCAAAGAACATCTTAGTCGCTGTCCTTAGGAAGTTTACAGTCGCTATCCAGTGTTTGGCGTCTTCTGAATTCTGCACAGGAAACTCACCGATGATGTTTAAAGAATCTACCTGTGAATTCTGATATGCCTGGTGTGGGAAATTACTGTGTGTCATGTCCATGGCATTGTAGTTGGCAGAATGTTGTATTACCATTGACGGAGTCAAAGGCCAAAAAATGCCCTGTGAGCCTGCTAGTGGCCGAAGTAATGGATTGTTTTGGAAATCAAAAAACTTAGTCAGAGGACCTTTAGGTACCTGTAACCTCACACGCCAGTCTTTCTTGTCGCTCCTGCCTGACCATTTGGCGTTGGCATTTGGTATCCTGCTGTCTGTAGAAATACCCGCACCAAAAAGCCTACCCAACGTCCTGTCGAATATGCCTGTGCCTACGTTTTTTACTATTCTTCCAAATGTGTTTTCGGCCATATAAACGGTTGCTTTCCTTGTTAAAATTTCGTATACTTTAACTATATTTATAGGCACAATAATAGGCGCATTTAATTCCCATACGACACACTTCAACAGACCTGTTTGTGGTCACTTACATTAATAAAAATTAGAGGATTTATGAAGAGAGTAAAGTACCTAAATAACAGAGATTTATTAGCACAGATTCATGCCAGCAAGAACACATATTGTTCATATGTGGTACCGGAACATGCACGTTATGACCTGATAGTGCCCAGTCTAAAAAAGATCAATGCAAGTGCAGTAGCACAGGCACGTAAGGCAAAAGCCAAAAGACTTACGCAGGAGGCATGGGAAGCCGCAAAAGATTCAGGATTGAAAAAAATTAAACTAGTGGACTACACCGTGTCTCCTAGAAAACTAGAAAAAACAGAACTTATATTCAGGGTCATGATGTTTGACCACATACCACTAGACAGCGAAAGGAAGAAGAATCCAAAGCAGACAGCAGACCATCACAGCAAAGTAAACTTCCCCCCGTTCCAACACTACAAGCATGATTCAAAAGGCAAACTGGTGTGTGTGGGTAAATCACACTGGATCGGTGGAATGGAAAATGGACACTTCTCATGTGACCATGGCAAGATGACCAACACACTGGCAATGATGTACATGAAGTTGTGTGAGAGATATGGAACAAGATCTAACTGGAGAGGTTATACTTACAATGATGAGATGCAGTCACAGGCCTTGATGCAACTATCACAGATAGGATTGCAGTTCGACGAAAGCAAATCAGACAATCCATTTGCATATTACACAGCGGCAATCACGAACAGTTTCACAAGGATACTAAACATAGAAAAGAAAAATCAAGCAATCAGGGATGACCTTTTAGAATACAACAACATGATGCCAAGTTTTACAAGACAGAATGAAAACGATACCAATGCCCCATCTTACAAAAAGAAAATGAAGACTGTGCATGGTGACGTTCATGCAGTCAATAAAACCACACTTGCAAAATTAAACAAGACATTAAGAAAGAAAGGCAAATTAGATTCCGAGGATTTCGATGGCGTTAAGTTTAAAAACAAAATAGATATGACTAATCATAAACCAATTGTAAAGAAGAAATGGTAATAAATGGCATTCTTTAAAAAAGTAGCTTGTTTCACTGACATACACTTTGGGTTGAAAGGTAACAGTCGTGTACACAACGATGACTGCGAATCATTTGTGAAATGGTTCATAGAGCAGGCCAAGGCAGAAGGGTGTGAGACCTGTATATTCCTAGGGGACTGGCACCATCACAGATCAGCAACAAATGTTTCCACAATGAACTACACAGTGTCCAACATGGAAAGACTAGGTGCGGCATTTGAAAAAGTTTATGTGATAATGGGAAACCACGATCTGTATTACAGGGATAAAAGAGAGATCAATTCTATGGAGTATATTAGAAACATACCAAACATACATATCGTGAATCAGTGGTTGGTCGAAGACGATGTTGCTATAATCCCATGGATCGTTGAGGAAGAATATAGAAAAATTCAAAAAATGAAACAGAAATACGTGTTTGGTCACTTTGAACTGCCGTACTTCAAAATGAATGCCATGGTCGAGATGCCGGATGTTGGCGGAATACAAACAGATCATTTCGCAGGATGTGGTAAGGTATTTTCAGGACACTTCCACAAAAGACAAATTATGAAAAACGTGACCTACATGGGTAATGCGTTTCCCCACAACTACGCAGATGCATGGGATGACGACAGAGGAATGATGATACTAGAGTGGGGTGGTGAGCCCAAATATATCAACTGGCCTGACATGCCAAGATACATCACAATTAAAGTTTCGGAACTGCTAGAAGACCCAGACAAGTACCTGAAATCCAAGATGTATGTGAGAGTAACACTAGACATAAAAATTTCATACGAAGAAGCAAACTTTGTTAGGGAAACATTCATAGACAAATACAACCTAAGAGAACTACAACTGATACCGGAACAGGTGGACAACGCACAACAGCCAACAGTTGAAGTGCAAAAATTTGATAGCGTGGATCAAATCGTAATTAAACAGCTACAAGGGGTAGATTCTGAGGTGTACGATAAGAATATATTGACAGCAATCTACAATGACTTAGATGTTACAAGTTAGTAATTTAAAAATTAAGTTGTTGGACAAAGTTATAACACGAAGATGGTTAGAGCTATGGCAGAGTCTAGGTATCAATCCTGATTCAATCATCAATAATGCTAACACCAATGACAGTGATTTTGTAAATGACATACACAAAGCAAATGAAATTTTTGGATTTGGTTGGCCAAGCAATCCAACTACCCAGGAAGAATACAACAAGATGCACAAAGATATAGAAACTGCACCAAAAGATAAAGCAGATATACTACAGAGCATACACAACAATTTACATGTGAAAGAATCAAAGGGAAAAGAAATAAGTCAAATACAATTTGTTTGGTCGGAAAGTCTGGGACAATTTTATAAAAAAAAGCCTATAGATTGTGACATGCCCGAAGATGCCGAACCATTTGACAAAAAAATCAAATATGGAGATGTATATCTTGGGTATCCCCATGTTGGTAAATCGCCGGAGATTTGTATGTTGCAAAAAGATAATTCAGTTCTTACACAAACCTGTAAGATCCACAATAAGATTGTGTGCAATATCTTGATAAGCCTTACTAGTTTAAGTTGCGAAACTGATGATAGGTTATTAAAATGGTATGACAACAATAAAATCACTATGTTTACCAAAGAAGAAATGTTAAAATATAATGGTTGGGCAAAAATCGGAGAAGTAATTAACAAGGATGAAATAAAAAATTTAGATATGAAAAATCTAACAATGCTTTATGAATAGATCAAAAAGAAAATTTTGGAAACTATTGACTCAAAAACCCAAAAAGAAATGGGAAACCAACATATCAGACAAAGATACTCCACACAGTGTATGGTTGGCTGGTTATAATAGATGGCGCAAATTAATGGAAAAAGTAAATGCTGACAATTAAAGAGCTGACTGTAAAGAACTTCATGAGTGTTGGGAACCAGGCACAGGCCATAGACTTCTCAAATAAAAGTCTAGTATTGGTCATTGGTGAGAACATGGACCTAGGCGGGGACGATGCAGGCGCAAGAAATGGAACAGGTAAGACAACAATTATAAATGCACTATCGTATGTGTTCTTTGGTGAAGCCCTGACAAATATCAGAAGAGACAATCTTGTAAACAAGACCAATGGAAAGGGCATGGTTGTTAGTGTAAAGTTCATAAAGAACGGAGTAACCTACACCATAGAGAGAGGCAGAAAACCACAGATATTTAAATTCTTTGCAAACAACATCGAACAAAACACAGAGAGTAACGAAGCACAAGGTGAAAACAGAGAAACACAACAAGAAATAAACAAATTAATGGGCATGACTCATGCCATGTTCAAAAACATAATTGCATTGAACACATACACACAACCTTTTTTATCAACAAAACAAGCAGAACAAAGAGAAATTATAGAACAGTTGCTTGGAATAACTTTACTTTCACAAAAGGCAGATCTATTGCGAGATAAACAAAAAGCAACAAAACAGTTGTTGAACGAAGAAAAATTAATGATAGATGCAAAAGTTGTTTCAAATGCAAAAATAGATGAATCAATTGACAGTTTAAAAATAAGATCCATTGCTTGGCAAAAACAAAAAGAACAAGATGCAACGAATTTTGCAGAAGCAATAGCAGAACTAGAGAAGGTTGATATAAAGGCAGAACTAGATGCACACAAACGTCTACAGAAACACAATGAGAATTACATAAAACTTTTAAGTTTACAAAAAGAAAAAGCATATCACGAGGATTCTTACACAAAAGCAAAAAGCATTGTAGACAAAACCAAAAGTGATTTAGAGTATGCCGCACAACAAAAATGTCCAACTTGTGAACAAGAATTACACGATGATAAACACGAACACCTAGTAGGCAAACTTAAAACTACACTGACAGAATCTAAGGAATACACATCAAAGCTAGAAAGTGATCTTGCAAAAATACAACAGGACATTGATACTATAGGTGATCTAGGTAACACGCCGGACACGTATTACGACGCAATGGATGAGGCTTATAACCACAAAGGATCATTAAAGGATCTAAAAAGACAGCTAGAGCAAACTGAAAAGAAAGAAGACGTATATGCAGAACAGATAGAAGAAATGCAAAGCAAGGCAATACAAAAGATCGACTATGAAAAGGCAAACGAATTAGAAGATTTACACAGACACCAGGAGTTCTTGTATAAGTTGTTGACAGCGAAAGATTCTTTTATAAGAACAAGAATCATAGAACAAAACTTAACCTACTTGAATCAACGTCTAGCATATTTCTTAGGCAAAGTAAAACTGCCACACACTGTAACTTTCCAATCAGATCTAAGTGTACGTATTGAGGAATTAGGCAGAGAACTAGATTTTGATAATTTAAGTCGAGGTGAGAGAAATAGATTGATCCTAAGTTTGAGTTGGGCGTTCAGAGATGTGTGGGAAAGCCTTTATCAACAGATCAACTTGCTGTTTATTGACGAGCTTATAGATGCAGGAATGGATCTATCAGGTGTTGAAAGTTCCATGGCTGTGTTGAAAGACATGAGTAGGACACAGAAGAAAAATATTTTCCTAATATCTCACAAAGACGAATTGGTAAGCAGGGTAAACTCTGTTTTGAAAGTGGTAAAAGAAAACGGTTTTACTAACTATGCTAATGATGTTGACATATTGTTTAATTTTTATGTTGACAAAACCACATCTTACGTGCTTTAATAACACTAACGTTAATTAATGTTATCGTACGACAACTAAAGGAAGGACAAATTATGTCACAAGAAACACATGAATCGATCATGACTGAGATACAGACTTACTCAGAAGAGAATGGTAAGTTTGTAGACAAGGGTGTTAAAGCATCTGCGACTAGAGCCAGAAAAGCATTAGCAAATCTTTCAAAGCTGATCAAAGCAAGAAGAAAAGAAATTCAAGAAGTTAAGAACGCGGCAAAAACAGCGGCGTAATTTTCTTGAGCATTTAAAAGTTGAAGCCCTCGACTCACAGTCGGGGGTTTTTTTATGACTTGAGTATTCCCTTGCCGTGTACCCTCACACGGATATGACCGTTGTAGTAATCCTTGGTTTCCAACACCTTACGTGAGAATTGTTCACGTGCCTCCACGTATGACAGCTCTGATTTTGACTTGCAGTAGAACAGTATTTCCCTCTTGAAGTTTTCCGCTCCAAGCCTCTTTATATCTATTGTCAAGTCATCACTGGATCCGTAGTACTCCTGCCAGTCACTCTCAACCTTGTACCTACGTCTGTTGCGTCTACCTTTCAGGGGCGCCTTGGACCTTTTGAATTTCGCAAGTTTCTTGCCTATGTATTTCCTGCCGTCAATTGTGTTGGTTATCTCGTAGACGAAACCCACGCAGTCCTCTGGTAATTCCGTAATGTCTTTCTCTTGGTATGTCCAGTGCATATTGGTA